CCACTTACATCACCTGGCATTACTATTAGTGATGCTAGTATGGCACAGCCTAGACGATTAAATTTTGAAATGTACATTATGGATGTACCATTACAAACAGATACTGATTTAGTTGATGTTATGTCTAACACTGAACAAATTGGTTACGATATATTATCTGATTTTTATGATGGTACTTATGAGAACCTAATTAAGGTTACTACTAATAACATTGTTCCATTATTTGAGGCGTTTCAAGATAGGGCTGCCGGTTGGGTATTTAGTGTAACAGTAGAAACAACACCTCAAGGATTTACCTCTTGTAATAGAACTAATGATTAAAAGACCTAATTTAGAAAGAACACCTAATTATGATTTGACGTTCGATTTAATGGGAAGGCGTCTTGCCGAGAAATTAAAAGAAGCAGTCAATAGTAAAGGTATATCAGCAACAGGAGAATTAGCTAATTCGTTTAGATATGACCAAGCTAATGGTTATGTTACTTTTCTTGCCTATGGTCAAGTAGTTAATGATGGTAGAAGACCTGGTAAATTCCCTCCTATTAAGCCTATTGCTGATTGGGTTAAAGCTAGAAACATTAGTACTGCTGGTAAAACACCTGAACAGGTAGCTTTTGCCATTGCCCGTGACATACAGAAACGAGGATTTAGACCTCAACCTTTTATACAACCTACTATATCAGTTATTGAACAACAATTTGCTGAGTATTTTGCCCAGGCAATAGCTGATGATATCGAATTGAATGCCCAAATTTTCTTCGATAAGAATATTAATAATAAAAAATTTGAAATAAAACTCTAATGGCTATTACAGTTAATCAATACCCACCTCAAATATTAAACGCTGCTAATAGTGACTTACATTATGTTGTTACTTCAAACAGTAGTAGTAAGGATAATTATTCCTATGTTTGTGATATTATAGATACAACTGATACCCGAATTGTTAGACTAAAACAACGTCCTAATGCTTCTGGTATTGGTGTCTTTAATATTAACGATATAGCTAAAACATTAGTATCTGGGGATGAAGATTTACCTGAGTCTAATGATGGTTCAGTGTTTCAACCTTCTGATAATGCCCTGGTATTCTATAAAGTAGCGTTTGGTGAAGAATGGAGTAATACCCCTACTAGTTCTATTTTCTTATATAATGGTATTACTAGTACAGCTATTAGTGGTGCTACTAATGTTGCTAAATTAGACCCTAACCATACTTTAGACCCAATTACTTATTTATTTGGTGCTACTGTAGATAGAACTGAAACTATTTATTATTTTGATTATCCCAGTCACTACAACCCATCGGCTACTTGGAATGAGGCATTGGATAAAAAACTAAGTGATATGCCAAATACCAACATTCCTTTATATAAAGACAGATTCCATATATTTAGTATGTTTGATGGTCAATGGGCTAGTGGTTCTACAGTATATAGAAACGATATTGCTTTTATGGATGTCAATGAAATTGATAGTACTGGACAAATAATTAACCAAGAAAGATTATACAATAGTAGAGATGCTGTTGGTCCTAATAGTCCTAGGGCATTGTTTAATTCTACCTTAGCTTCCTACTCGTCCAGTTTCTTTAGTTCGTCTTACAGAAACAATAGATTAATTAATATAGGAGTAGGGGACCCAATATGGTCAAATGAATTTACCTTAGACCCAACTACAGTTTCTGTTACAATTGATTTAGGTTCTAATTTTACTTCTAGCTGGCACTTCCAATACTTACAATACGATATTTTAGACCCACCTTGTGATTATCCTTTATATCAATTAGCTTGGTTAAATAAATATGGTGTTTATGACTATTATTTCTTTACAGGTAGGGACCAATATACAATAAGCAGAATTGATAATCAGTATACAAGAGGATTCCTCAATTATAGTCTTACAGATGCAGGAATTAGTCCTTATAATTATGAAAATAGAGGTGTTACTAATTATGAAACTGATTATAATCAAGTTTATACTGTATCTACTAAATTCTTAACTCAAGAATGGTCTGATTGGTTAGAAGGATTATTTATTTCTCCTGAAACGTGGCTTATTGACAGTAATAATAGATGGTTCCCTATTAATTTAGTTTCTGCTGATTATACTAAGCTAAATGACCCGAGAAGTGAGAAATTAAAGTCTTATACTGTACAATTTAAATACGCAAACTCTCCAAGAACAAGATAATGGCCCAAGTAATAATTAGAGTATTTAACGCTAAAAGAATAGCAAAACCAGGTGTTCCAGCTGCTGATTGGTTTGACTTAGATGTTGACCAGTCTACAACACCATTAAAATTAGATATTTCAGCTGTTGAAGTAGGTAGTTTAGGAGATATATATGGTATAGGTTCTCAACAATTTACCTTACCTAATACTCCTGTTAATAATGACTTCTTTAATTATGCTTTTAATATTAATGCTGAGGAAGCTGGTTTTACATTCCAGAAAACCTTTACTTGCCAAATATTAGTTGATGGTGGTGTTATTGCTAGTGGTAAATTATACTTTGATTCTGTAACTACTGATAATAAAGGAGGTCACTTTTATAATTGCACCTTTACTGATGCTGTTTCTTCTATAACTGATATTTATAAGGATACTTTAATTGCTGATTTAGATTGGAATGCTTATAACCATAATTTTACTGTCAATAATATTACAGGTTCGTGGGATGAAGCGTTATTTAATGGCGATATAATTTATCCTAACGTTTTATATGGTTATCCTGAAAACGTTACTACTTGGGCTTGGGATGCCAGTTATTTTGGTTTATGGAATGGTCTTACCTATACTGCCGCCTCAAATATTCCACTTAATGCCTTTAAGCCTTCTGTTAGGGTAAAAACTATATTTGATAAAGTATTTGATTCGATAAATTACGAATACGAATCTAATTTTATATCTAATAGTACATCTTCTTTTGGTACTGGAGTAACTGCTTCGTTTAGCGATTTATATATGCTAATGACTCCAGATGGTAACTTAGGACCTCTTATCAATACTCCAGTTGCTGATGGTGAATGGTATGATGAGTTAAAAACACAAACTGTAGGATATAATGGAGGTACAGCTACTGCTAACATTACTTTCCAAAGTATATTCGGTAGCAGTGGGGAAGTTTATGACCCAAATAATATGGCTGACTTTAATAGCAGCAATAATATTACCTTCCCATATGGTGGTACTTACAGAATGGAACCTGGTCTTATTTTTAGAACTAACACAGCAGGATATTATACTATTGAGTTAGAAAATATTACTACAGGTGAAATTACAACATTAATACAAGGAAATTTAGCTGCTAATACTGATTATTCCCATAACCAAGCTATTGAATTTGATACCACTTCTGGTCTTATCGCTACAGTTTATGCTTACAGAATTAATATTAAAGTATCAAACGTACCAAGCTGGAGTCCAGGTGACCCTCAGTTAAACATTGCTACTCAATTAAAAGATGTTAATATCAAAATTGATAATGCTGCTTACGATGCTGGTGTTGTTGAAATAGGTCCTCAATTTGGTGATTTAAAAGTAGTTGATTTCCTAAAAGGTTTAACTGAACAGTTTAACTTAGTATGGTGGGCTGATAAGGAAAATCCTCGTAAAATTTACATAGAACCTTGGAATGCTTACATTAAAACCGGAGTTGAACTAGACTGGTCAAATAAAGTAGATTATAGCGTTAAATGGGATATTTCTCACCCATCTGCTGATGCTGAAAAGACTATAATTTTTGCTAACGATGAAGATGAAGACTCACCTAACCAGTATTATATAGTCAACGATAATGTACCTTTTGGTTCTTACACTTACCAGGCCCAAAGTGATTATGCTGAAGGTGAGAAAGAAATAGGTAAGTCATTCTTCGCACCTACTATAGTTAAGCCTATACCAGGTACTAATGCTGTATCTTCGCTTAGTAATATGGTAATTCCTCATATTTACACTGATGGATACTTACCTAGACCTAAGGTATTTAAATTTAAGCCTAGACTATTATTTAAGAATGGTAAAAAAGATTATTCTTTCCCTTACAGAGTAGGAGGAGTACAATTAACTACTTATTATCAGATGACTCCATCTACAAATTTACAGTATGATGCTGATAAATTTGATTTGAACTTCTCTTCGTATAATTGGTTCTGGGGTGCTGATAATGTAGTAACCTATAACCATTATACTGATAATGATAGTTTCAACGTATTCTGGGCCAATTACATAAATAATATTTATAGAAACCCAGCACGTAAAGTTACCTTAAATATTAAGTTTGAACCTATTGATTTATTTCAATTTAGAGTTAATGACTTAATTTTTATAGATGGTCAAACTTATCTAATTAATAAAATAAGTGGTTTTAACTTATTAAAACCTGCTTCTACTCAAGTTGAGTTAATTAAAGTTTTATATCCATCCTATAATAAACCAGTATTTATAGTTGAAGGTAATGACGATATACAAGTACCAGGACACGGTGACCCAATAGATGACAACATAGGTCAAGAATGGGTTTTTGAACCTGATACTGGAGACCCTGTTAGAGTTGTTCCTACTGATATTGTTAATAATGACCCTATTAGTGTTGACAGTATAAAGAAAACATTAATTAGACAACAAGGTTTCTTACCTAGTAGTTCTATTGTTTGGAAAGAAGTTAGATGGAATAAGCAATCTGTTAATACTAATATTAAAAATAATTTACAATATGGTGTTAATACCAGTGGTAACCAATCTGCTAACAGTATTAATTTAGGTACTAAAAACGAAGTTAATTCTGAAACTAATAATACTATAATTGCTGGTAATACCAATATTGTTGGTTTAACAAATACTAACCTAAACATTATAGGTAATGACAACGTTATAGGACGAGAAAATAATAACCTAGTTTACATTGGTAACAATAGTAACTCAGGTGTTAATTTCTTTAAGAATAGTATTATTATGGATATTGTTTCAGGTAGTAATACTTTAAACAATGACAGCGTTGAAAAAACTGGTATATTTGCCTTGAATAAAGGTGTTATATTAGAAGGTGCCCATAGTGGTTCTGTTGTTATAGCTAACGTCAATTCTGGTAGTCTTATTACTACAATAGGTAAAACAGGTTACTCAGTTGACAATAGTTTCTTTATGGGTAATGATGATAGCAATATGTCACCTAATAGTAGTAGTATTGAAAATAACTTTATTGCTAATAATACAGATGTTGATTTAAGATTTGTAACTAAATCAGGTGTCTTTACTCCTAGTAACATTACTTTATTTAATAATAATGGAATTGTTTTAAGTGGTAGTGCTAATTCCATTTCTGCTTTTGGTAGTGATGATGCAACAATTTGGCAATCACTTAATGTTATGTCAATTAATGACACAGGATTAGAAGTATTAGATTGTGCTGATGTAACTTCTATGGGTGCTACTGATGTTAAAATGAGAAGTGGTGTTTGGATTTTATCAGCTAATGACTATAATGTTTATTTAAACGAACAAAATAATATCGGTTCTATAGCTAACCAATACATAAATGTTGGTACTACTGGAACTGAGTATTTTAATAACTTTTATGCTACTAACTTATATGTTGATGTTTATAAATCTCAAGAATCAGTTTATTTAAACAATAGAGGAGTATTTAATCCAGGAACTGGTTATGGCCCCCAAACATTATTAACTGAAGATAGTAATCAATCAGCTTTTATTAATAATAACAGATTATATATAAGTCAATCTACTGAGACAGAGTTAATTGGTAATAAGTATATGAATGTTAGAAGTGCTACAGATAGTACTTTTATCAATAATAATGGTAATAGTGTTGTAGATGAGTTATCAATTACTATTACAACTCTTGCTACTTCAAGTCGTCAATCTACTTTTATTAATAATTCTATTGGTAGTAGATTTTCTAATGTTACCCAATCTATAATATTTAATAATCACCAAATAAACTCATCAGGTTCTGTTATAAAAACCTTAATTGGTAATAACGTAGATACTACAGTTTTAGGAGTTTCACCATTCTTTATACGTGGTAACCATAATTTATCTACAATATTAGGAAATACTGATATTAAAGTAAATAGAGATACTACTAACACTCTTATTCTTAATACTGAAGATTGTGAGTTTAGGGCATCTTTAGATAACTCAGCTATTATAAACGATGCTGATTCTTCATATTCTGGTAGTTCTGTTAGTGGTCTTAATGTTTTAGGTGGGTTATTAAATAAAGTTACAGGTTCTTCAACCTCTACTTTAATTAACAATACTTTATGTACTATTAGAGGTGGTACAGGTATTCTTTTAGCTAATAATACATTCTCAACATTAGCAGACTCGAGTACTACAACTTACATAAATAATAGTAGTCTTAATACTTCAGGTTCTATTTCTGCTACTAGTTTTATAAACAACCCTAGTTTAACCTTTTCAGGGTCAAGTGTTGATAAAAGTTTTATAGGTAGTAGTACTAATACTATTACTTTAAGTGGAACTAACAATACTATTTTAAACAATAGTGGTAGTAGTAATTACAAAGGAGATTATAATTCTTTCTTAAATAATTCTCTTGTAGGTAACTCAGGGTCAATAAGTAATAGCACTTTTGTTAATAACCATAGATTTTCAATATCTAGTTCTACTGCTAATAGAAATACTTTTATCAACAACTCAGGTTCTTTAGATTCTGTAGGTAGTGGAAATACTATAATTAATTTAAGAGGAAACAATCACGAAATAGGAGGTAATAAAACTATTATAGGTTATAATGGTACAAATAACCAATTAAGTTATAGTAACTATTCGTTAGATGAAAATTCTTATGCTACTTTTGCAGGAACACCTGATATTTCAATATACAATAATGGCCCTGCTACTTCAGTTGTTAGTGAAAGTTTATTTACCGGTAGACAATTCCATTATGGTGCCCAATTCCACGGATATGAATTTGTAGTAGGTGCTTCAGGTTCTACTAATACTTTAAGTGCCAAATCTGCAAATACCGTATTGTTAGATTGGTTTAGTACTGCTGGAACTTCTACTTTAAATTTACCTTTAGCTTCTGATAATGATGGTAGAAGAATATATTTTAAAGCTAATGGTAATATATCAGCTACTAAAGTTATAAGATTAGCTACAACTGGAGGTGAACGTATTGATGCTAATTTAACTTACGATATTAATCGTGCTTATCAAGCAAATACTTTAATGGCTATGGATGGTCAATGGTGGCTGATAGCTTATAACTAATTAGTGCCTTATTAACAATATCTGTAATAAATATCTAGCAAAATGGCCGCAGAAGCAAGAATTGACATAGTAGTTGAAACAGAAGACGTAACAAGGTCAATAGAAAAATTTCAAGGTGCCATTGACATCTTGGGAGGTTCTGTTGAGACCGTTGTTGGTGGTTTAGCTTTATTTGGTGTTGAAAACAAATATATAGAAAATTTAGAACAAGGTGCTTTAGGTGCTATTGCGTTTGCTGATGGTGCTAAACGATTAGCAGATGGTCTTAAAGACTTTATTGGTGAAACTAAATTAGCTTCTGCTGCACAAGCAGTATTTAATGCTGTACAGAATGCCAACCCTATATTCTTAATTGTTACAGCACTAGCTGCTGCTACAGCTGCTGTTGTTATATTTACAAACGCTATAGCTGATTCTGCTAAAGAAACTGCTTTAGCTAATAGTACAGCTGTAGATTTAACTAACTCGTTAAATTCTGGTGCTGCATCTGCTGAACAATTAGGTTTATCTATGCAAGATGTAGCTGATATAGCTGCACAAGCTAGAGGTGAAGCTGAAGCACAATTAGAAGTTATAAATTCTCAAGAAGAAACCTTAAAAAGACAAGGTTTAACTGAAGAACAAATTGAGGATTTAAAAATAAATCAGTTAAGAACTGTTGTTGAAGCAAGTAAGACTGAAGCTAAAGCTAGAAAAGAGGCAATTAAAGGTGATGTTGAAAGAACTAAGACATACTTTAAAATTACTAAAGCAATAGTAACCTTCTTAACTGCACCTATTGGTGTTATATTAGCTGGTATTGATTTACTTACTGCTGGATTAGCTAAAGCTGGAATTATAGCCGAAGAAAATGTAACTAATTTACAACAAGGTTTTACTGAAGGAGTAGCTAAATTATTATTTGACCCTGCAGAAGTAGAAGCAGAAGGACAAGCAGCAGTTGCTGAAGCAGAAAAACAAGCTAGAGAAGCACAAAATGCTATTGATGGTATTATCAATGCCAGAAATCAAAGAAGACAAGAAGCATCTAAAAAAGCTAGAGAAGCAGAAGAAAAAGCTGCTGAAAAAGCTAGACAAGAAGCACTTAAAAAAGCTGAAGAAGAACAAGCAAGATTAGACGAAATTGTCAAAGGACAATTAGATGACTTAGAAAGAAGAAGGGTTGAAGCGGGTGAACAATATGCTAAAGATTTAGAAACGTTTAAGGATAATGAAGAAGCTAAAGCTGAAGCTAAAAAGTTTTATGACAAACAATTAGCAGATATAGATGCCGAAAAATTAAAGAGAGAACAAGATGCAGCTGCTGCTAAAAAAGCTATTGATGATAAAGCTGCTGCTGATGCTGAAAAGACTGCTACCGAGGCAGTTAAAAGAGAACAAGAAAGAACAAAAGCTATAGCAGATGCTGAACAAGATTTATACGATGCTAAAGTAGGATTTGCTAATGCAACATTATCTGCTTTAAGTCAAATAGCTGGTGAAAACGAACAGATACAAAATGCTATATTTGCTGTAGAAAAAGCAGTTGCTATTGCTGATATTATAACTAAGTTACAAGCAGAAAAAGCTGCAAACGCTGCCTATGGTGCTACATTAGGACCTGGTGTTGGTGATGTTTATAGAGTAACTAAAAACAAAGCTGCTAATTTAAGGGCTGCTGCTTCTATTGCTACTATTGTTGCTGCTACAATATCTAAATTTAAAAATGGAGGTGGTACTACTGGTGGAGAAGAAGGAGGTAGTTCAACAGTAACAACTGGTTTTGCTTTAGCAAGTTCTCAACAACAATCAAATTTCCAGACACCTACAGGTACTACAGGAGGGCCAATACAAGCATATGTTTTAGCTGGTGATGTATCTGATGGTTTAGAAGCTGAACAAAGAATTAACTCAAGAAGAAAATTATGAAGACCCCAATTATAATAAAATTAGATTTCGAAGAGGAAGATTTAAATAGTGGTGTTGATGCTATTGCATTAGTAGACCAACCTGCTATTGAAGTTGATTTCTTCGCTTTCAATAAATACGAATTTGCTACTTATTCTGACTATCCTAAAGCTGTATCTCAGCAAGCACAAGTAGGTATCAATTTAAATGAAAAGGTTAATAATAAATGTGCTACACAAGTTGGTAAAGTTAGGGCACAACAATTAGCCCAGGGTAAACCTATTAGTGAAGAAACAATTAAGCGAATGTTTGCTTATTTATCTCGTGCTAAAGAATATTATAACCCAAGTGATAGAGAAGCTTGTGGTACAATTTCGTTTTTACTATGGGGTGGTGAACCAGCATTAGCCTGGTCTGAAAGAAAATTAGCCCAAATTGAACGTGAACGTGAAATGAAGGCTGAAAATGAAGTTGTTGATTCTTCTTATGCAGAATTGTTTTCAATTATCGAACAATTACCAGATACAGAATTTGATAATGTAATAGACTTTCTTAATAAAATCCCGTTATATACCGACAAAGAAATATTTTGCGATATAGATGGTGATTGTGATGAGGAAATCGCATATAAAACGAATTTTAGCGTTATAAGCGAAGATAAACAAATGCTAATATCGCCCGTTATGATTCCTAATAAGCCTATTTTAAGACGTGACACTAATGGAGAAGATTATTATGTATACTTCACCCCAGAAACTGTTGAAAGAATGGCACACGGCTTTATTAAAAATAAATTTGTTGATAACATTAATGTACAGCACGATGCTGGAGTTAAATTAACAGGTGCTTATGTTGTAGAAAGTTGGTTGAAAAAAGATGACAAAGACAAGAGTTATAGCTATGGCTTTAATTTACCTAATGGTACCTGGTTTGTTGCTTTAAAAGTAGAAGATACTAATTTATGGCAATTAATTAAATCAGGTGTTGTTAAAGGATTATCGTTAGAAGGTTATTTTGGCAAACAAACAATGCTAAATGACAAAGAGGAAGATTTTGTTCAAGTAACAACTGCAGGAGGAACAAAATTATTTGTAAAAGAAGATACATTGGTTACATTTATCCTTGATAATAAGGGAGATATCGCAAGTATTGCCCCAGATGGCAGTTATGAACTTGCTGATGGTACTACGTTAGTAGTGAAAGAAGGAAAAGCAAATCGCTTTCCGGGTTAATTTGTTGTTTGCCTATGGGGTCTCTGCAACGGCAGGGACCCCTTTTTTATTAGTGGCAATCTTTTAATATATGTTGTCGTTGAACATTAACCCACTAAAAAAATTTATTATGAATTTAAAAGAATTAGTCAAAAGACACTTTAATCTTGTCGACGCTAATGCTACAGTGGCTACAGTTAAATTTGCGACTATCAAAACTAAGGATGGCGAGTTGACAATGGAATATGACGAATTAGCTGCTGGTAAGGAAATATTCCTTATCGATGCTGAAGGAAACAAAGTTCCAGGACCAACTGGCGAGTACGTCTTAGAAAATGACAAAGTCATTAGAATTGAAGATGGTGTGATTGCTGAAGTCAAAGAGGCAGTAGAAGCAGAAGAAGAAGTAGTTGAAGAAGAAGTAGTTGAAGCTGAAGAAGACAAAAAAGAAGAAATGGCTGAACTTACTCCTGCATTAGTTGAAGAATTAATTAAGCAAATTGCTGCTGTTGTAGAAGAAAAACTACAACCAATGGAAGCAAGATTAGGTCAATTAGAAGACAAATCAACCAAAATGGCTATTGCCCCTGCGGTTGAACCAACTGTTATCAAATCAGACAAAAACGTTGAAATCTTTAAAGGTTCAGCATTAACCCAAAACTCAGAAGCGAGAAGAAATAGAATCGCTAACGAATTAAAATTATTAAACAGATAAAAAAATTAAACAATGAGTAATAACTTATCAACAATCACAACCGACTTCATCAATAGAGAAGGGTTGGGATTCTTAGCAAGAATCGTAAATGAGGGTAACACTATCGAATTAGCTACCCTACAAACTGGTGTTAGACACAAAGCAACTGTTAACTCAGTTTTTGCTGATGGTAACTTCCAGTATGGAAACTGTGCTGGTACTGCTGAAACCGCTACCACTTCTTCTTTCAATGCAAGAGAAATTTTAGCTTGTAAAACTACTTTGTACGATGGTATTTGCATGACAGATGTACAAGATAAATTTGGTAACTTAGGTGGTGAAGGTGCTATTGTTCAAAATGCAGAAGTATTAAGACCATTAGCTGAGGGTGCTTTAAGCACATTCCAATCTCAAATTGAAAAGAATTTGTGGAACAGACCTAGAACTTCTTTATGTGGTGAAATTACTGGTTTGTACTCAGTTATTTCTGGTTCTACAACTGGTGTTACTTTCAGTGGTTCAGCTTCTCCAAACGCTTGGGTTGGTGATGCAGTTGCAACCCCAACTTCTAACAACATTATCGCACAAGTTAATGCTGTTTACCAAAACATCCCTGAATTAGCTTCTAACAAAGGTGACTTAGCTATCTTTATGAGTGTTGCTTTATTTAAGATGTACGTTAATGCATTAAGCACCTCTACTGGTACTGTTTTAGGTGGATACAATGTTAAGCAAACTGCTAACAGAAGCTTGATGTATATTGAACACCCAACTGCACCTGGTGTTATTGTTGTTGGTACTATGGGATTAACTGGTGGAAACAGAATTGTTGGTGGACCTGCAAAAGATATTGTTGTTGGTACCGACTTAGCTGCTGAAGCAACTAATTTCCAATTGTGGTACGATATTAATGCTGACCAACTTAAGTACAGAATTTCTGCTAAATTTGGTGCACAAATTGCCAATCCTACATTTTGGGTATCTAACGATTTAGCATAACAGTTGTCCATTAGTTTAACCTTTAAATATTAAAAAACTATGGCAACATGTAATATAACCCAAGGATGGCAGTTAGGATGCCGTGATAACACTGGTGGTGTTAAAAGAGTGTACATTTTAAGTGGTAGTGTTACTAGAGTAGTTAATACTAACTCTTTAATCACTGCGATTACTGGTTCAGGTAAGTTCTTTGCCTTTGAACAAGTCAATCAAACCGCTAATTACACTGAAACTATCAACTCAAGTGTTGAAAACGGAACTATCTTCTATCAGCAAGACCTAACTATTCAATTCCACAAGTATCAAGATGGCTTACAAGACTTGGTTGGTGCTTTGAGTAGACAACCTGATACTAAAATTATCGTTGAAACACAAAATGGTACTGACGATAATGATGGAAGATGGTTCTATATAGGTCAATTTAACGGTGCTACTTTATCAGCGGGTAGTGGTCAAACAGGAACTGCTTATGGTGACCTAAATGGTTACTCATTAACATTCACCGCGTTAGAACCAGAACCAGCTAAGGAAATTAGTGCTTCGTATGATAACACAAAGACAGTATTCCAAATGTTGTCTGGAAGCCTAAACGGCATCACAGTAGGTTATACCTAATAACTGAATTTATATAAATGAGAAAGCGGGCCTTAGTGCCCGCTTTTTTTTATCTTTGTTTAGATGTTATACTTCAGCTTACAAGACGATAATACTGTAGTATTTTATACTCCTACTAAATTAAACTTAGTAGCAGGCGAACAATTATCTATTGACTTTTTAGCGGATTATTCGTTAGAATCTTACAGTATTACATCAAGCATAACATCGTACACTGGTTTATACATTAAATTCGTTATTCCATCGAGTTCTTTGGTTAATGAAGCAATTAAAGGTGGATTTTATACTGTTAGCTTAGTTGCATCTGTTGTTTGGGAAGAAGATTTAGATAATTGGGAAGATGCAGATTATAGTTGGGATGAGGGAGGTAATGTATATGATACTGATAGAGGATGGGTTTATGAGTTTGTTCCTACAAGCATCTATACATCAAGTTTTGAGTCTGCTTCTTACTACACTCATAGTATTAATATAACAGAATATGTTTATACTTCCAGTTTTGAAACAGCATCTTATTATACAGCATCAATTTCAGGAGATGGGGGCACCCCTTATATATCTGTAAGAGAGACCGCAACATATTACGTATACAATGGCTAATACCGCAAAATATTTTTCAAGACAATATAGCAATCGTTATGCTATAAATGAGGAGAGGATGGAATACCATATTAGATATGGTGAAGACGATTTATTCCCTCAAAAATTAATTTGGTTATTTAACCACTCTTCTATAAATGGTGCTTGTATCAAAGCAAAAACAGAAGCAACTATAGGTAATGGTTTAATTTGTGACCAGGATGAAATTTTAAATTATGCTAATCCTAAAGAATCCTGGAACGATATTTACAGAAAAATAGCTTTAGATTATAATTTATTTGGTGGTTTCGCTTTAGAAGTTATATGGTCTCAAGATAGAACTAAAATAGCCGAAGTATATCACGTTGATTTTTCATTCGTTAGGGCACAACATAAAAACCATAGAGGCGAAGTTGATGCGTATTATGTTAGTGCTTTATGGAATAGTAGTTATGGTATTGCTGATATACATAAAATTCCAGCATATAACCCGGAGAATGCGGTAGAATGTCCAAAACAATTGTTGTTTCACGCACCATATCGTCCTGGTTTAGAATATTATCCTTTACCGGATTATATGGGTGCTGTAAGAGTTATAGAATTAGATGCTGAAGTGGATAATTTCCACGTTAATAATGTTAGAAATGGTTTAGCACCATCTCTTGCTATAACAACTTTTACAGATGCTTCAAGTGAAGAAAAAGAATGGATTGAAAGGGCACTCAGGGCCCAATATGCTGGTTCGCATAATGCTGGTTCTCTACTTTATATGGATGTTCCCTCGCAAGACCAAGCACCTATTATAACACCAATTCCAGCTAATGGTAACGATGCATATTATGAAATTATGCATAAAATTATGGAACAGAAAATCCTAACTGGACATCGCATTACTTCACCAATGATTTTAGGTATTAAAACTGAAGGTCAATTAGGTGGTAGAGATGAGATGATGGATGCTTATTTGTTGTTTATGAATACTGTTATTAACCCAAAACAAGCTGATATATTAGGTTGTTTAGAAAAATTATTAGAGGTTAATTATGGTGATGTAACATTAGGTGTTGAAACAACTCAATTATTTGATGATGGTTCAGTAGAAACTGATGTTGTTGTAAGTAACGAATCTACTCAGGCAGACAGCAAAGATTTAGAGGTTCAAACTATTACAGAAGAAACCAATGACTAATACTCTTTTTATAAGTGAAACTAAACTAAAACAGTTCACTGATATTAATAATAATGTTGATGCTGAGTTGATTAAAAACGCAGTTAGAGAATCACAAGATATTGAGATACAAAGAATCTTAGGTACTAAATTATATAAGGCACTTATAAATGGTATTATCACTAACACTCTAACAGGTAATGAAACAACTTTGCTTAACGATTATATTGCTGATGCTTTAACATATTGGGCATATTACTATGCTTTAGATGCAATATATATGAAGCCAAGAAATAACGGTTTAATTCGTTCTACTGGTGGAGAAAATAGCGAAGCAGCTGATTTAACATTATATGACAGAAAACGTAAAACAGTTAAATCAAAAGCAGATTGGTATTCTGAGTTGCTAGCAACTTACTTAGTTGAAAATAAAGATTTATTCCCAGAATTATCTGAAACAACTAATGGTGCTGAAAAAGGGGCTAATTTAAGTTCTAAATATTCTAAAAGTCCATTCGTTATGAGAAATTCTGGTAGATGCCAAAGCCAATGGAGAGGATTACCTATAGCAAATTCTGCTTATCCTTATTTACCTCCATACTATGGTTATAATAATGAAAACGGTTGCTGTTAATACGTAGAATCCGTTGAATTATGAAAGAACATCACTTAGCTAATATAGTATCGGCTGTAGGTATAACGTTCAGTTTAGCCAATATAAACCAAATATTAACAATGGTATCGTTATTGATAGCCATTAGTTTAAACATACATCTAATATATAAAAATAATAAAAAATGAAAGAACTTCTAAATGCTGTAGGGGGCAAATCGATAGACCAGGTAATAGATATGTTTATAGAAAAAGATATTGAAATATATGAACAACATAAAGACCAAATACCTTATTCTAAAGCAGACTATTTATCTTTACACCTAATTGACTTAATCACTAACCAACATAAATTAATAAAAAAATTAATTAAGGCAACTTTAAAAACTGAGATAAATAATATAGAAAAATTTGCTGCGTATTATAACAAAAGAATAGCTGAAGAAACAAGATTTGTATATCAATTAAAATTACCAGCATTAAAGAAAATTGAGTTGCCAAAATTAAAGTCTATCTAGATGCCCCCTTAGTTTAGAAGACAAAAGAAGCGTCCTCGTTAGGACGCTTCCCTTTTTTAGAATAATATGGCAGTATTATTTCCTTTTATATCTTAATAAGCTGGGTAAATTAAACACTTGGGCATACTGTTCTATAGCAGCATTAAAGTGTTCTTTTTCATTAATATAACCATCTACATTATACCATCTTTCTTTATTTCTTAATTTAGACTGGTTAGCTGCTTCTTTAACACATTCTTTACAGTGGCAATTGTAACCATCTGAATATCTTTTATTGGGGTAAAAGTTAAATATCTGTAATAGTCTTTTACATCCAGAACATAATTTTTCTTCCATACTTATAAATATATGGTTCTTTTTCAAAATCGATTCTTTCTTTAAAAGCTTTTTATAAAAGATGCGTTTTTGACTCCCTCCCATATATGTATCACCGTCATAAGGTCGTCCAGCTGGATACTAGGTAATGCTAAAAGACCCAGCTTAGTCGAAAATACCGTGACAGGGTTTAAACAGACAACCAAATAGGTTGGACTCCCACGAGATGTGAAAGCTGCAATGAATACCAGGTTACAATGCCTGGCGGTGAAACTCCGAAGGGCTTGCAGTATAAGCATAAAATCTCAAAAATGCCTTTTGGGTATATACCCGGGCTATTGGCTTGCTTAATTTAGTGCCCTTTACCTTATATCTATTTATGTTAATACTTTTTCTATTATGGCATTACCTGATTTAACTGGAAATAAGATAAAAGATACCTATCAGAGAGTCGTTCAGACAGGAGATGGGAAGACGTTTTATAATGGGACAGGTTCCCAGGTTTCTATAGTTACTAACCCTTATACTGGTTCCTTAGCTATCTCAGGTTCTATAGTTCTTAATGGACCTATTAATATAGGGCTGAATAATTTAAACGATGTAACTATTACCTCTGTCCAGCCCTATGATTTATTAGTTAGAAATTTAGCTAATAATGACTGGGTAAATACAGCTAATCCAGGAGGTGATTATACCTGGGCTGGTAATAATACATTTGACCAACAAACAGTTCATAATACAGGGATATTAACAAAAGGTAATATAGAAGTAGATGCCCACTTAGTCCACAATCTTGGTGGAGAAATTAGCCCAGGTAGAGATTATTGGTTTGCTACAGCATCAATAGGTAAAATTAGAACATTCCAGAATAGTATAGAATTTTGTGATGAATCAACTAAAGCTACTTCAGCTGTACTTTCAGTTGAAGGCCCAAACTTTATTATTAAAAATAATGCAGGTGCTAAAACAGCTATATCAGGTGCTAATGCAAACTTTACTAACGTAGTTCAAGCTGGTTCATTTATAGGACCATTAACTGGTACTGCTAGCTGGGCAACTAATGCTGTTACAGCTTCAAACGCTAGAACTGCTTCCTTTGTTACAACTGCCCAGACAGCATCTTATGTTCTCAATGCTATATCCTCATCCTTTGCAGCAACAGCTTCATTTGTTAGAACAGCACAAACTGCTTCTTATGTTCTTAATGCTGTAAGTAGTTCCTTTGCAACTACAGCATCTTATGCTTTAAATGGAGGTGTTACTCAAATAATAGCAGGAACAAACGTTACAATATCTCCAGTAGGTGGAACAGGTGCTGTTACAATCAACTCATCAGGGACAGGTGGAAGCACAGATACAGGTTCACTCCTTAGAACAGCTTCAGTTAATCTAAACACTATCACCTTCACTAAAGGTGATGGTTCAACTTTCCCAATCACTGTTGATACAGGCAGTGGAGGAGGTGTTACTCAACTTTTAGCAGGTGCTAATATCTCACTATCCCCAACATCTGGTGTAGGACAAGTCACTATTACTTCTACAGGTGGAGGTGGGGGTGGATTTAATACTGCTACTGGGTCTTATGGTAGTTTTTATGATACAACTACTCAAACCAATCCCGTAGCTAATGTGCCCCGTTCAATGTCCTTCAACTCAACAGATATTTCAAACGGGGTATCTATTTCAGGTTCAACAAATCCCTTTAACACCTACATCAAAGTAGCTAATGCAGGGGTATATGATATACAATTCTCAGCCCAGTTAGATAAAACAGATTTTGGGTCAGATAGCATAATTATTTGGATAAGGAAAAACGGAATAGATTTAGCTGAAACTGCTACAGATGCTACTTTACAAGGAAATAACGCTAAAGCAGTAGCTGCTTGGAACTGGTTTGTGAACGCAGCAGCTGGGGATTATTTCCAATTAATGTGGTTTTCTCCTGATACTGATGTTAGATTATACTCACAAACAGCCACTGCTAACCACCCTGGTATACCATCTGTAATATTAACAGCAAATCGTGTAGACCAATTCTTAAGTAATACAGGTTCTTTTACAGGTTCCTTTACTGGTTCTCTATTTGGAACAGCTAGTTGGGCTAATAACGCTTTAACTGCTTCATTCCTCCCAGTTGGAACTTATAACATAACCTCAAGTTGGGCAACTAATGCTTTAACTGCTTCAAACCTAGCACCAGCTATAGCTAATAATACTGATAATAGAGTATTAACTGCAACAGGTAATGGTTCTATTAATGGTGAAGCCAACCTAACATTTGATGGTTCTTTATTAGATATAATAGGTGATATTCAGTTTAATGAAAATAGAATAAGAACATCAAGTACAACAGTAGGTCAACCTGGTAAAGGTGCTGATTTAGCATATGATTGGGGTAACTTCACAACAACACCTACAGCAGGAAGAATAGTTTATTTTGCTAGTGGTTCAGGTGGATTTGGTTGGAGGGATGCTTTAGCAAGTGCTACAGGTAGTAGTATTGGACCATTAGGTGTAGCTACTAATGCTGCTTCTCAAGATGAAATAATGTTAAGAGGTACTGTTAGAGTAAGTGGTTCACTATCTGGATTAGCAGCAGGCCAAGTAGTATATTTAAACAACGCAGTATCAGGTGGAGTAACAGGTACAGCACCATCAACAACTGGTCACGTAGTTAGAATAATAGGTTATGTTATTAGCCCAACAGACAACACAATGTACTTTAACCCTGATTTCTCTTATATAACAAGAACATAATGTCCATAGCTACAATAAATGGTGTAACAGCAGGTAATATATCTCTTTTGAATGGGATATCCTATACATTAGTAAGCACCTATAATGGTGTTGTATCTTCATCTGCACCTGCACCACCACCAGCTACAGCATCTTTTGTTACAAGCAGCTTATTAGCATATTGGGACCCAAATGATAGTGGTAGTAGAGGACTTTACCCATTTGAAGCGGGTATTAGCTGTTCATTTAACTTAGCACATAACTACACATCAAGTGTTCACACCCAAAATGGTAGTGGTAGCTTATATTTAGGAGGTACTATTTTCAGAAACTTCACAAGTGGAAGTGTTAATATAACAACATATTATTTTGATGGTGTTAATGATTTTGCAGCTTTAAGACCTCTTGCTAACCCAGCTTGGACTGGTGACCCTAATGTTATTAATACATTAACAACTCTTTCTTATGAGATATGGTTACGTAGCAGTGGTAGCTGGATAAGTAGTTGTAACTGGATTAGTGCTGCGGGTAACCAAGGTGTAAGAGTAAGGCCCAATAATACATCAGGACAGATTTGGACTTATGTACCTAATATAGCTGTAGCAACAACTCCTGGAGGAACAGTATCAACCGATGTTTGGAATCACTTGGTTATCACCTTGCAAAATGTTGATGCTACAAATGATAGATTAACAGGCTATGTTAATGGAACTCAAGTATTCCAAGATACAACAGGTAACTATGTACCTAACTATGCTTTAGCTGAGTTTATGTTAGGTACATTCTTCTTTAGTAGTGAATTCCAAAGAATGTACGTTGGTGAAGTTAGAAGATATAATAAAGAATTAACAAGTACAGAAGTATTACAAAACTTTAGTTCAAGTGCAGCAAGATATGGAAGATTATAAATTATGAAAAAGTACAGATTATTAGCATCCCCAGATTTATTACAAGTAGATGAAAGTAAACTACATCCCCCTAGTATAGATTATGCCCGATATTCTGTTGATTATCAATGGGCTATAATTGAATATAAAGAAGAACAAACCAACCCAGATTGGGATATGTTCACAGCAGATGAGATAATAAATTATATAGAAGCCCACTACAGTGAATGGAACCCAGATACAACAGTAGAACCTTGGCTGTCATATCCCAATAACCCAGAACCAATTTAAAACTTCTTTTTAGAAGAAATCGATTTTGAAAAAACCTCATATATTTATTACTATGGAACAAGAAACAAAACCAAAAAGAAAAATCAAACCAAACATAACCAAAACACAATGGTTAGGATTTATAAGACACACACTAACAATGGTAGGTGGTGGTTTCATAGCTTCAGGACAATTAACAGAAGCTGAAGCAATGGAAGGAATAGGTTATATTGTAGGTGCTGTAGGTTTCGTTTGGTCGTTTATAAAGAATAACTAAGATGAAAAAGACTAGAACTCATTACAAGACAGCCGCTAAAACAAGAAGGTTACAGAAATTAGTTCAGTTAATAAAGGATAAAAATAAAGGTTGACATTGTTGTTTTAATTAATTTTTTTAAGAAAGGTGAAGGGGCGTAAGCCCCTTTGCTTTTTATATATTTATCACTAACAACAACAACTATGACAATTAACCAAACAATCGAATTGGCTTACCCTGAATTAATTAAGATGGTAACTGCCATAACTAAAAACAAAGTATTAGCAACAGACCTAATACACGACAGTATCGCTGATTTTAAATCTATGGCTGTTATAAAACAAAAGAAAATTAAAAAAGACGATAGAATAAAAGAATATATCTATCAGATAGCCAAAACGCAATACTTCTCATCCTCATCTACATTCCACTATACTTACAGAGAAAATCAAGTATTAAAAGTAAAGGAAGAAACGAATGTAGAACAATTAGAAATAGAGGATTTAGATACCCAGAACACAAACGAATTAAGGTTAATAATGAGTGCAATAAATAGATACTGCACTAAATTCGAAAAACAATTAATCGCAGACAGATTTATAGAAAATATGACATATAAGGAAATAGGATACAAACATAGTATGCCTACTTACTTAGTGACAGAAAAAGTTAAATCTGTAATAAATAAAATAAAAACAAATGTACTATAATATTCTTGATATTTTCGCCTTTGCTTCATTAGGATTTATGTTCGCAAGGTGGTTTGAACCTATACAATGGATTAAAGATAAGTTCATACCAAATTTTAAATATAAATACGTTTTATACTGTAGTAAATGCACTACCTTTTGGGGGACACTGGCTTATACGTTTGATATAAAAATAGCCGTTATTTCCGCAGTAGTAGCATATGCATTAGACTTTGCTATAGGTCAGATGGATTGGAACTGGAAACAGAAAGGGTAATAAGAAATCGATTTTCCCTTCTCCTGTGATATGTATAACAAAACAGCAATATGAACAACAACAATGGCAAAGCAAAAGTCTATAATAGCGTGAAGCTAAATAGAAAAGTATTATTTTCAGGTCTAGAACACGGTTACAACACATACCCAACAGACTTCGATATGATATTTAACATCAGAAATGAAATCAACATTATAGTTGACGCAAAAGAGACAGGTAAAGAACCAGTATTTGGTCAAACAATAACCTACGTTAATATAACAGACGCCTTACAATCAGCTAACATTCCTAGTTATATCGTGTGGGTAGAACATTCTCCCTTCGTAGACGATATCTTACTCGCAGAATGTAAGGTAGTTAAGATTTACCACGATTCTACGTGGATAACACGAGATAAAATATGTCAAGTATTTGGTTGCGACATAACATATAAAGAGTTGCAAGAACAATTAATGAAAAGACATAACGTAGAACCTTACAACCCAGCAAAACACAAATTTAACAAAAACAAATATTTAGGATAATGGAAATAGATACACCCTGGACTCCAGACGAAATTAAATTCTTATATAATTTCAAAAATAGCCCTAATTACAATGGTTGGACTAATTACAATCAAGGGCAATGGTTAGAAGCAGAACGCTTACTTACATATAGTGAAAAACTAAGAAAGATGCACTGCAACTGCGAAGTAACTCAAGTTATGTCTGTTGTAAAAAATATGATGCAAGCTGCTTACCCTAAAATCGAAGAAATATATAAACTAGAAAACGGATTATTATGAGAGGTAAAGCACGTGGTAGCAAAAACAAAATCGAAGCAATAACGTCTGTAATGTACATAGACGAGGACCTAGAGAAAGTATGGAAATATATCGAAGAATCCTGTGATATAACGCAGGTTCTTCCATTCTATACTAATGGTGGTGAGGAATTATTATCTGTGCAAGTAATGCCAGATGAACAAATACACTACTGTAACTTACCTTTCACTAATTATGCTATAACAAGTAAAGGTAGATTATGGTCGTTTAAATTTAAAAAGTTCCTTAAGGCATTCTACAGACCAAAAAGTATTATCTATTATATGAACTGCCCAACAACTAAAAACATTAAAATAGAAAAATTATTTAATGAAGCAGGATGGGTATATGACCATAAAGATATTACACTTAACCTTTATTCTTACGAATTATTAATAGACGATTACAATGGCTAGAACTAAATCACCCACTGGTAGAGACCTAGAAGTGGAAAAATACGTAACATTAGAAGAATGTTGCGAAGCAATTATGTCCAATCACTTTGGATGGGGGCAATTTAAACAATGGTACATAGAGAAAACTGGGCTTTCTCACGCCGCAGCTAATGAACAGTGGAATAGATGTTGGGAGGTATTAAGAGAAAAATTTAAAGCAAACATCCAAGATACTGTTGAACGAACCTTAAACGAATTAGAGGGCCAAAAGATGGAAACCAATGATGCAAGATTAAGATTCGAAATAACCAAATACCAGAATAAAATAAAGGGAGGAGAAATCGATAGACAGGAAATAAAACACTCAGGTGAAATAAAATTTGATTTCGGTTCCCCAATACCAACAACAACTAAATATAATTTATGAATATAGCTGTAATTGGGTGTAAAGCTAAAAAACAAGATTATGCTTGTAGTGCTGAAGAAATGTATATGCCATCTTATGTTTACAGGGCACAATTAACCTTTGTTAAACAAACATACGATTACTATTATATTTTATCCAGCCAATATGGTTTATTAAATCCAAATACTATTATAGAACCCTATAATACAACGCTATATAGTAAAATGGATATTAAAACTACTCCCCAATTAGAGGAACAGAATAAGTTTTGGCAGTATGTTAATATGCAATTAAGAAACCTTACAGGTGAAATACACTTTCATACATCAAAAAAATATACTGAAGGTATAACCTGTAATATTAAACATATTAAACAACAAGTAGCTTTTGGTCAAATTAAAGAAGCATATACTGAAGCACTTGATATATACACTGGTAATAATTTAGAAGAATGTTTAACTTATTTACAAGAAAAAAAAATTAGTAAATATAATGAACAGGCTAAATGGTTTTATCACCCTACAATGGGTAAATTTTATGGTAAAGCTACTCAACTAAAAAAACAATTCCCAGATTACATAGATGAGGGCAATGCATATCAGTTATCAACAGGCAGAATTAAACAACATAAAGGCTGGACAATATAATGAAAATAGAAGGATTTAATCCGCACTACGGACAAGCTATAGTAATAGATGGTTTTGTAAAAACAAACCATAAGTGGGGGATTGTATCCACTGGCAGACAGTATGGTAAGTCATTGCTTGCAAGTAATGCTATGTTATACTGGTTACTCAACAATAATAAACATAAAGGATGCTGGATATCCCCCATATATAAGCAATGTAAAAAGGTATTCGACGAACTCACTGAAATAACTAGTCCTGTCATTAAATCCGCAAATAAAGCCGATTTAATAATAGAATTTATTAATGGTTCCTCACTACAATTCCTTTCTGCCGACTCACCTGATTCTATTAGAGGTTTTAGTTTTAATTATATGATTATTGATGAGGCTGCCTTCATCCAACAATCTGCCTTTGAACAGGCTATCTTACCTACCTTAACTGCTATTGGTAAAAAGTGCTTACTAATATCAACACCTAAAGGTAAAAATTGGTTTTATAATTGGTTTTTAAAAGGACAAAACGGCGA